ATCTATGGGTGACTCCAACTTTAGGTTAACAGATACTGAACTTGAATATGGAATTGGTGTCCTCCGTGACACTGCAATTTCATCATCATACATCATAAAAAAACAAAATATATTTTATCTTGGATTCCAAGATGGAACTCACAACAAGAGATTTAGAAAATCGACTGATGATTCTACATTTCAAAATACAATTATCCCACGGGGGTTAACTGTTAAGCATGGAATTGATACAACTGGATTTGTGAGTTCAAGTGGGTATGGTGTTGGTACATTTGAATCTTCATCTATAATTGTTTACAACAATGAACAATTTAAAAATATAAACAAGACTGATGATTGGTCTATATCTATGTGGGCTAAACTCCCACCATCACAATCGTATACAACGGATGGATATAACACACTTATCAATAAGAATCAGTATGAGTACACCACGTTAACCGACTCTCGTAGAATAAACAAAACTCCAATATATCCTGTTGAATTTGGGGTATACAATCACAATTCATCATATGTAAATGGTAAAGTTTATTGGAAAGCAAGTGATGGTTTAAGTACGCTACATCTAACATCATCAAACTCATATGGTGATAATAATTGGCATCACTACGCAATTAGAAAAAGTGGTAGTAGATATGATTTATTTGTTGATGGTACTTCAGTCGCAAACGACACAACTACATTTAAAGCTAACATCAATAATTACTATGACTTCTTGATTGCGTCTAATAAATTAGGTGTAACTGGTACGACTGGTTCTTTTGATGAGATTAGAATGTATAAAGGAACTTTGTCAGATACTGATATCTTCAATCTATCAAACAACCACTATACATCTGGGTCTGCATATCAGACCAGCGATGTTGGTTATGTATATTACAAACAAGGTATGATTGTAGTATCAGACCCACGACCTAAATACCAAAACGCCTTCTTGGGTAATGGTAATTGGGACTACACTTTAGATAGGGGATTCCAAGTTGACTTTAGGGCAAGTAAGGAAGTAGAAGAGGTATCAATCTTATGTGAGATTGGTAGAAATGAATACAACGTATCTACTAACCCATCATTAAGAATAAACGAAGACCTCAATGAAGAAAGATTAAAACCAATGGTTACTGGGTCTGCATTTAGACCATATGTTACTCAAGTTGGATTATACAACGACTTTGGTGAACTATTAGCGATTGCGAAGTTAGGTTCACCTCTAAAGAAAAGAAATGATGTTGATGTAACCATCAATGTGAAATTTGATATAGACTAAAAAGTTATGGCAAAGGGAAATTGGAGTCACATCCAAAAATCAAAAGGACATAAGTCCGGCCTTGAAACTAAAATCAACGAACAATTACGGATTCAAGGTATTGATGGGGAATATGAACAACACGAAGTTTCATATATTGTACCCGCAACCAATCATACTTACAAACCTGATTTTAAATTACCCAATGGTATTTACATTGAATCAAAGGGGTGGTTCTTGCCAGAAGATAGAAAGAAACATCTACTCATCAAAGAACAACATCCCGAATTGGATTTGAGATTCATTCTTCAGTCACCAAATGGTAAAATCTATAAAGGTTCAAAGACCACTTACGCAATGTGGTGTGATAAGAATGGATTCAAATGGGCAAAGAAAGAAATCCCCGAAGAGTGGATAAATGAAAAACCTTCCCAAGATTTCTTTGATTTCTCAAAATAATTTCGTATATTAGTAGTTATGGAAGAAAGACTACTTGAACTATTAGAGTCCGTTCTTGGAAAATCCAAGAAAACAAGTGGGGATAATTATGCGTTCTACTCACCATTCGTTGACCATTACAAACCAAAGTTAGAGATTAATATACGAATTAATTCTAAAGGAAACAACCCTTGGCATTGTTGGATTTCGGATGAGAAGGGTAGAACCATCAAATCATTATTCAAAAAACTTCGTGTATCCAAATCCACTTGGGATGAATATAATGCAATCTTCAGTAAGGTAAACCGATATAGAAGTGAGTATGATAATGTAGATGTAGTAGAGCAAGTAGAACTACCTAAAGAATTCCAACCACTTTATCAGAAATCCAACTCAATCAAATGGAAGCACGCTCTGAACTATTTATTAAATAGAGGCCTTCGTGTTGAGGATATTGTTAAATACAATATTGGTTATTGTGAGGAAGGTGAGTATAGGGATAAAATTATTATACCATCGTATGATGAACGAGGTAAGTTAAACTTCTTTGTAGGGAGGTCGTTTTATGATACAAAGTTTAAACACAAAAACCCAAAGGTATCCAAAGATATTGTTGGGTTTGATTTATTGGTTAATTGGGACACTCCTATTATATTGTGTGAGGGCGCATTTGATGCAATCGCAATTAGAAGAAACGCAGTTCCATTATTCGGAAAGTCCATTCAATCTGAATTAGAAAAAAAGATAATTGGAAATTCGGTAAAAAAGTTGTATATTTGTTTAGATTCGGATGCTCTAAAGAATGCTTTGGGGCTAGCGAAGAAGTTTATGTCGTATGGAATTGAGACACATCTCGTTGATTTGGGTGATGAAGACCCTTCAGAGATGGGTTACGAACGTATAAACAAAAAGATATATGATACACCAACGCTTGACTTACGCACGTTGATGGAGTATCAACTATTTAAAGTATGAAGAAACTGAAAAAGATTAATATAGGCGTAGACAAAGTAAATAAGATTTACCACATCGCCGATGTTCACATTAGAAACTTAAAAAGACACGCAGAGTATCGTGATGTCTTTTCCCACCTTTATGGGTATATTTTGTCCACAATGGAGGAAAATGACATCATCGTTATTGCCGGCGATATTGTTCACGCAAAAACGGATATGTCACCAGAAGTGGTAGATTTGACTCAAGAGTTTTTCACTCGATTGTCAGACCTACTCCCAACTATTGTCATTCCAGGTAACCACGATGCAAACCTAAATAACACCTCACGATTAGACGCTTTGACTCCAATCGTGAATGCATTGAAACTCCCAAGATTGATTTACCTAAAGGATACTGGTGCTTGGAATATTGGTGGTATTACATTTGTCCATCAATCAGTTTGGGACAAGTCACCTGGATTTCCACCTGCTAGAGATTTTGAAGGTGATGTGAAGGTTGGTCTATTCCACGGACCAGTTGATAAGATTGAGACTGAACACGGATTTGCTATTGAGAACAAAAACATCAATGTAGGAAACTTCGATGGGTATGATATGGTTCTACTTGGTGATATCCACAAACCAAATAACGAAGTTCAAGGTGTAGAGACTATCAAGTATCCGGGGTCACTAATCGTTCAGAATCACGGAGAAGCAAAGTATCCAGAACACGGAATTTTAGTTTGGAATGTTGAGACTTGTAAAAGCAAGTTTGTGATGATTCCAAACGACTTTGGGTATGTCACGGTGGATATTGAGGATGGCAAGATTGTTTCAAGTATGCCAATCCCACAAAAACCACGAATGAGAGTTCGTGTAAAAGATACAAAAGCATCTGACTTAAATAAGATTATTGCTGAACTCAAGAAGGGTCGTAAGGTTCAAGAGCTAACAATACAAAAAGTTATTACTCGTAAAGATGGTGGTGACCACGAAAAGATTATTCTTCAGAATGTCCGTGATACTGCTTTTCAGAATAAACTGATTGAGGAGTTTTTAAATGACACCGAACACCTTACCGAAGACCAACTTGAAGTTGTTAAGTCAATTAACAAGGATATCAACGCAAAACTTGGAACACCCAAAAATATTACAAACTCCACTTGGATACCAAAGGTATTTGAATTCTCAAATATGTTCTCGTATGGTCCTAATAATGTCATAGACTTCAGTCAGATGAAAGGTGCATATGGAATCTTTGCACCAAACGCAAGTGGGAAGTCTACCCTATGGGATGCTCTATCATTTTGTATCTTTGATAAATGTTCAAGAACCTCAAAAGCTGAGGATGTAATGAACTACTCAAAGATGTCGTTTGATTGTAAATTTACATTTGAACTGAATGGAATTGATTACACCATCGAAAGGGTAGCTAAGAAGTCGCCTAAACGAGGAACTGTAAAGGTAGACACTAACTTCTATCGTATTGTTGATGGTCAAGTAGAATCCCTTAATGGTGAACAACGTAGAGAGACAAACGCAAGTATTAGAGAATATGTTGGAACTTATGATGATTTCATCCTTACAGCAATGTCAACCCAATCAAACAATAGTGGGTTCATTGAAAAATCACAAAAGGAGAGAAAGGAATTGCTCGCACAATTCTTGGATATGGACATCTTCGAAGGACTCTATCAAATCGCAAGTGAGGAGATTAAAGAACTATCAGCTCTTCTAAAGGACTATAAGAACCAAGACCTACCAACACAACTTGCAGCAGCAGAAGATACCTTAACATCTATTACAGGGTCATTAACCACTCTACAAGATAGGAAGGTGGAGTTAGAGTCTAAACGTGAGGTGGTTAATACCAAAATTGAATATGAGATGGGTAGTCTTAAACCTGTTGAAGATTTGGGAGATGTATCTGATTTGGAAGTTGAATTACAATCTTTACAAAAAGAACGTAAATTACAAGATGGTGAATGTGCTCTAAATCTTGCGGAGGTTCACAATGTGGAGACTGAACAAAAGTCAATCACATCTAAATTAGAAAATTACAATATCAAAGAACTCCAAGAAAAAAATAATCAATACAACTCATTAGATAGAAAGTTCAAAGAGTTTGGTGTTGAGTTAGATAAATTGGAATCTGAAATAATTCACGCAAAGAAACACTTGGATGGTATTGGGTCATTGACATTTGATGATACTTGTAGTCATTGTATTCAGAATAAAAATACACCATTCGCAAAACAAGCACAAACCCTTGAAGATGAAATTAATAGATTGGGTAAAACATACACATCAATTGTTTCAGAACGATTGAGTGTAATGAGTGAACGTGACACGTTGAATGTGACTAAAGAGTTGAAAGAATACGAAGACCTTTCAAGTAGACATTCATCATTGGATAAGGAGTGGTTATCAGCAAGTAAGTCATACGACTATTGTGTTTCGTTGGTAAAGGATATGGATTTGGAAATCAAGTCACTTGAGGATAAAATCCAAAAAGCAAAAGACCAAGAACAAGCTGTAAGCCATAATGCAAAAGTACACGAA